CGCGTCTTGATGCAGAAGTGGATGCCATTCTGGATGAGCTGCTGGGCGTACCAGCGGTTCCGGAGCCGGAAGGTATCGCGGGTGACGGGAGTGCTTCAGATGGCGGTGAACCCACACCTGACAGCGACATGATGATGTAAGCCTGCGCAAGGGACCATCGGTGTGTGCCGGTGGTCTTTATATTGTTGTGAGCTTCCGGATAACGGGAGACGGGGTATGTACCAGATGGAAAAAATCACAACAGGTGTGTCATACACCACGTCAGCGGTGGGAACGGGCTACTGGTTCCTGCAGTTGCTGGACAGGGTTTCCCCGTCTCAGTGGGCGGCAATAGGCGTGCTGGGGAGTCTGCTGTTTGGGCTGCTGACGTACCTGACTAACCTGTATTTCAAAATCAAAGAGGACCGGCGTAAGGCGGCGCGGGGAGAGTAAAGTGATGAATAAAAAATATGAACTGGTTGTTAAGGGGATAAATAATTACGGGGATAAGGTTACTGTTACTGTGAAGCCGGAAGGTGACGGGCAAGCGTCGCTGTTGTTGCCAGATGTGGCGATTAGTCTTGACCGTACTGAAGGTGCCACGCTGGAGTTTTACGAAGCTGAGGCGAAAAAGCAGGCGAAGCAGTTTTTCATGGATGTTGCTGCCGGGTTATGTGAATGGAACGAACCGTTGCCGGAAAAGCGCCCCGTAATTTTAGAGGCGCAGGATGTGTTGATAACCTACAAAGGAAAGCTACCGGGAAGAATTACTTGTTCTCTGAAGATGCCGCCGTCAACACTGCGGTCAGAAAAAGATGATGTTGAATCACGTATTGAAAAACTGGAGAGCTACGTCGTTGAGCTGAATAAGAAATGGTCGATATTGGTGCCTTCTGGCGATGAAAAGCAGTTTGCTGCGTTTGACGATTATTGTCGGAAAGTGATGAGCAGAAATCTCGCAGAGTGTTTCAGTATTCATAATGATAATTTCAGTGAGCTGGAATGGGAGTGTAACCGGCCATCCTTTGTTGTATCCGGTGATGCTGGGAAAATAACCATCTCAGAAAATGGGAAAGTAACACCTCCATCGCACCAGCACAGTGAGGAGCTCATTGAATTTGCCATTGATTACCTGAAGAACAATAAAAAGCAGGGGCTGATGAAGCGCGTTGGCCGTTGCATGGGATATCTTCAGGTAGCCGCTGAGATTGAAGCGCTGGCCAGTGGTGCTGATAAGGATGCAATTGTGCGGGAGGCTCTTCTTCGTGATTTTAATACTCCACCCTTTAAAAAAGTGCCGGCTTACTGGCTTCATCCGGGGCTGACTTATCTTAAAGTGCGTATTTAGTGGGCCAGGGACAGCGGCTGAATATTTAATATATCCATGAACACCAAAATCAAATACGGCCTGTCGGCTGCCGTTCTGGCGCTGATTGCCGCTGGTGCGCCTGCGCCTGACATTCTCGACCAGTTTCTGGATGAAAAGGAAGGCAACCACACCACAGCATACCGTGATGGTGCAGGTATCTGGACCATCTGCCGTGGTGCCATCATGGTGGATGGCAAACCTGTCGTTCCGGGCATGAAGTTGTCGAAGGAAAAATGCGACCGGGTTAACGCCATTGAGCGTGATAAGGCGCTGGCATGGGTGGAGAAAAACATCAGAGTGCCATTGAGTGAACCCCAGAAAGCGGGGATCGCGTCATTCTGTCCGTACAACATTGGCCCCGGTAAGTGTTTTCCGTCGACGTTTTATAAACGAATTAATGCAGGTGATCGCAGGGGAGCGTGTGAGGCGATTCGCTGGTGGATTAAGGACGGTGGCAGAGACTGCCGTATTCGTTCAAACAACTGCTACGGTCAGGTATCCCGTCGTGACCAGGAGAGCGCGCTGGCGTGCTGGGGTATCGACAGATAAGCAGAATATTTTGCTGAAAAATAAGGTATGGCTACGCGGGCGGATAACACGAAATCCTGCGAACTGGCGAAACGTAAGTGAATAAAAGTAAAAACCCCGTTTGTTGGCACCAAGCGGGGTTTTGTGTTTCTGACCTTGAGTAAGGCAAGGGAGAACATGGCGAAGTATAAACGAATTCTGTTGAGGTTGACTATGAAAAATGGCCTTGAACTGAAAGCGCCTGTAACTGATGACATCAGCAGAGCACTGGCTTTTGCCATTAAGTGGGTGGCGGTCGGTGTTGCTGTGTCCCCGATGCTGTATGGGCTGGCAAAACTGGTCATTGCGTTGAAATCGTGAAGGGAGGATTAAGCATGTCAGACAAACTCATAACGCTGGCGAAGATCCTCTGTGTAATTGTCGGCATTTCATTTTCACTAATGCTGGTTGCTCTTTTTCTTTCCATGGCCTGGATGATGTTGTCTTCGTCGGGGTTGCTGGGGTGAACATAAACCGAATGCTTTCCGCGTTTATCGTTATTCTGCTGGTGGCCTGTGGTGCGCTGTGGATGGCAACAGACCATTACCGTGATAACGCGATTACCTACAAAGCGCAGCGCGATAACAAAGCCAGTGAACTGAAGCTGGCGAACGCAACCATTACTGATATGCAGGTGCGCCAGCGCGATGTTGCTGCGCTCGATGCAAAATACTCGAGGGAATTAGCCGATGCGAGAGCTGAAAATGAAACTCTTCGCGCTGACGTTGCCGCTGGTCGTAAGCGCCTGCGGATCAACGCCACCTGTCCAGGCTCCGTGCGTGAAGCCCCCACCACCTCCGGCGTGGATAATGCAACCGGCCCCCAACTGGCAGACACCGTTACACGGGATTATTTCACCCTCAGAGAGCGGCTGATGACGATGCACAAGCAACTGGAAGGGGCACAGGACTATATCCGCACTCAGTGCCTGAAATAAGTTTTGTTGATGCGCCGTATCGTCGCTATATTCCCTCATTAACAGAGACCGCAGCCCGACAGGGAGACTCCTCTGCGCGAGTGTGCGGGGATAATTAAAAACGATGCACACCGGGTTTTTACCGCGTTAATGATTCGCGGGTTTATCCCGGTGCGATGGTGGAAGAAACAGGAAGCTGTATTACAGAAAGTGCTACTACTGTATCCCGATGCGATGTATGTAATGTGAGTCAGATAATGGCACAGGATGTGGTGATGTGGCAGTCTGGAACACAGGATATATTGTCAGAATAAGACCCGTAGGAATAAAAATGAAAAGACGCCTTTTACTACTTTTTCTGTTATCTGTCCTGGCAGTGGGATGCTCGCAGCAAAAAGCTGATGAGCCCCGGCAATTAGTGACGGTGTATCCACGATATCCGGAATATGCTGCAGCAAATTATATCAAGGGGCTGGTTGAGGTTAAGTTCGATATTGGTGCTGATGGGACTGTGACACGGATCGTTTTTCTCCGCTCAGAGCCTCATAATTTGTTTCGTGATGAAGTGGTGAAGGCCATGGCGAAATGGCGATTTGAAAAGAATCGCCCCTGTCAGGGAGTGAAGAGACAATTTATCTTTACGCCGTCACGTCCTTGATGCTTCCAGGTAGAGAGGGGCTGGACGCAGGAGAAAAATGAAAGAGCCAGCGGTTATATTTTTGTCATGGCTGACGAGGAATGATGGAAGAAGGCGTTGTATGCCACACAACGCCTCACTGTTCATTTCTTCTTTTTCTCTGGTGGAACCCGATGAATAAGAGTTGCACTGGTTTCCGATGAGATGGCGATATACTCGGGCAAAGTATGCTGGCAGTTTTCCAACTGGTCAAAAATACCTGCTCTCGTCTGTTGCAATGCCTGCAGCATGCGGCGGCAATGCGCCTTGCTTTTACTAACCATCTTTCCTTCCTCTATCAGTCGCTGCGTGAACTCATCATGTAATACCAGGTAAATGCGGATGTTATCGGTTTTGGCTACGCAGCATAGTACAAAACGGACAGGTGCATCCCGGGACGGGGGAGGCGTCACATGTCCCTGTGATGGTTGTTCCGGGTAATGCACTGTGTGGGGCATAAAAATGTCCGATAATTTTACTTTCTACCGCAGTTAGTTGATTCGTTGGTCCTGGTAGCACATTGGGCGAGGATTTAAATGCCAGGCAACTGAAGGATGATGTTGCAAGGGAGATAGCGAGAATATTTCTGATTTTCATTTGATGATGCCTCTGTGTGAAATGACGGTAAACGACGCACTTGTGCCGGCACATAATAGCAAGCACCATAATAGATCAGATTCGATTCTTGCTGTAAGTGATAATTATTCTCGTTTTCGGGTCCTTTCCGTCGATCCAACAGGTTACGGGGCGGCGACCTCGCGGGTTTTCGCTATTTATGAAAATTTTTAGGGAAAAATCAGATCCGTTTTTCTTCTTTTTAACTGATTGATTATCAATAGAATTTTAAAAATATAAAAGGATCTAACAAAGGCTGTTTTTGTTAGAAAACGCCATTTTCAGATCCTTTCTGGTTCCCGGGGGAGTGTATGAACGTCAATAAGAAAAAACTGGCCGATATTTTTGGCGTTGATGTCAGGACCATCACCGCCTGGCAGAGTCAGGGGTTACCACTAGTTTCTGGTGGAGGGAAAGGGACTGAATCAGTTTTTGATACAACTGCTGCCATTCAGTGGTATGCGCAGAGGGAAGCTGATATTAAAAACGAAAAACTCCGTAAAGAGATCGAGGATTTGAGGGCTGCCAGCGAATCAGACCTTCAGCCCGGCACCATTGATTACGAACGTTACCGACTGACGAAGGCACAGGCCGATGCACAGGAGCTGAAAAATGCTCGTGAGGAAGGCCTTGTCCTCGAGACGGAGTTATTTACCTACATCTTTCAGCGAGTGGCACAGAATATATCAGGGATCCTTGTCCGTGTCCCTCAGACACTGCAGCGTAAATACCCTGATATATCACCCGTACATCTTGATGCTGTGAAAACTGAAATCGCGAAAGCATCCGATGTGGCTTCTGAAGCCGGTGAGAATGTGCGCAGGTGGATTGATGATTTCAGACGAACTGAGGGCGGCTAATTCTGCAGGAGCGATAGCAACCGGCCTCCTTGCGCTAAAAATTCCTGTCCCTCTGACGACAGTTCAGTGGGCAGATCGACATTATTACCTTCCGAAAGAGTCATCTTACACCCCGGGGCGGTGGGAAACACTGCCGTTTCAGGTTGCCATCATGAACAGCATGGGGAATGACCGGATCCGCACTGTTAATCTGATTAAATCTGCCCGTGTTGGTTATACAAAGATGTTGCTGGGAGTGGAGGCTTATTTTATTGAGCATAAATCACGCAACAGCCTTCTTTTCCAGCCCACGGATTCTGCTGCTGAAGATTTTATGAAATCTCATGTGGAACCCACGATCAGGGATGTGCCGGTTTTACTCGATCTTGCACCGTGGTTTGGGCGTAAACATCGTGATAATACCCTCACGCTGAAACGTTTTTCATCGGGCGTGGGCTTCTGGTGCCTGGGCGGGGCTGCCGCTAAAAACTACCGTGAAAAATCCGTGGACGTGGTCTGCTATGACGAACTTTCCTCGTTCGAACCGGATGTCGAAAAAGAGGGTTCGCCAACCCTGCTTGGGGATAAACGTATTGAGGGCTCGGTATGGCCAAAATCCATTCGCGGCTCGACGCCTAAAATAAAAGGCTCCTGCCAGATCGAAAAAGCGGCCAACGAGTCGGCGCATTTCATGCGTTTTTATGTGCCCTGCCCACACTGTGGGGAGGAGCAGTATCTGAAATTTGGCGATGAATCCACGCCTTTTGGCCTTAAATGGGAGAAAGACAGCCCCGAAAGCGTTTTCTACCTCTGTGAACATCATGGCTGCGTGATCCATCAGTCTGAGCTTGACCAGAGCAACGGGCGGTGGATCTGTGAAAACACGGGGATGTGGACCCGTGACGGTCTGACGTTTTTCAGCGCCGCGGATAATGAAATTCCGCCGCCGCGCTCCATCACGTTCCATATCTGGACGGCGTACAGTCCGTTCACCACCTGGGTACAGATAGTCTATGACTGGCTGGATGCACTGAAAGATCCCAACGGCCTGAAAACCTTTGTGAACACCACGCTGGGCGAGACCTGGGAAGAGGCCGTGGGCGAAAAACTCGATCACCAGGTACTGATGGATAAGGTCGTGCATTACACGGCGGCGGTGCCAGCCCGGGTGGTTTATCTGACGGCGGGCATTGACTCGCAGCGAAACCGTTTTGAGATGTATGTCTGGGGATGGGCACCGGGAGAGGAAGCTTTTCTGGTGGATAAAATCATCATTATGGGCCGTCCCGATGAGGAAGAGACGCTGTTACGTGTGGATGCGGCGATCAACAAAAAATACTGCCATGCAGACGGAACCGAAATGACCATTTCCCGTGTCTGCTGGGACACCGGGGGGATCGATGGTGAAATTGTCTATCAGAGGTCAAAAAAACACGGTGTTTTCCGGGTGCTGCCGGTAAAAGGTGCATCTGTTTATGGCAAGCCGGTGATCACCATGCCAAAAACCCGCAATCAGCGGGGCGTGTATCTGTGCGAAGTGGGGACGGACACCGCAAAAGAAATTCTCTATGCCCGTATGAAAGCCGATCCCACGCCTGCGGATGAAGCCACGTCGTATGCCATCCGTTTTCCTGATGATCCGGAGATTTTTTCGCAGACAGAGGCGCAGCAACTGGTGGCGGAAGAGCTTGTGGAGAAGTGGGAAAAAGGAAAGATGCGTCTGCTGTGGGATAACAAAAAGCGGCGTAACGAAGCGCTGGACTGCCTGGTGTATGCCTATGCGGCATTACGTGTGTCCGTGCAACGCTGGCAGCTTGATCTGGCTGTACTGGCAAAATCCCGGGAAGAAGAGACGACCCGGCCAACCCTTAAAGAACTGGCAGCGAAGCTGTCCGGAGGAGTGAATGGTTACAGTCGCTGAACTACAGGCGCTGCGTCAGGCGCGCCTTGATTTATTAACCGGTAAACGGGTGGTGTCTGTCCAGAAAGATGGTCGCAGAATTGAATATACGGCGGCCTCTCTGGATGAGCTTAACCGTGCGATCAATGATGCTGAGTTGGTACTGGGGACAACCCGCCGTCGCCGTCGTCCGCTGGGAGTGAGGTTATGAAACGAACGCCTGTCCTGATTGATGTGAACGGCGTTCCGCTTCGGGAGAGCCTCAGCTACAACGGGGGCGGCGCAGGATTTGGCGGGCAAATGGCGGAGTGGTTGCCACCGGCGCAGAGTGCCGATGCGGCCCTGCTGCCCGCGTTGCGTCTGGGGAATGCCCGGGCAGATGATCTGGTGCGCAATAACGGGATAGCGGCCAATGCGGTGGCCCTGCATAAGGATCACATTGTCGGGCATATGTTTCTTATCAGCTACCGCCCGAACTGGCGCTGGCTGGGGATGCGGGAGACCGCGACAAAAAGTTTTGTCGATGAGGTGGAGGCGGCCTGGTCAGAATACGCAGAAGGGATGTTTGGTGAGATCGACGTGGAAGGGAAACGCACGTTTACGGAATTTATCCGTGAAGGTGTGGGCGTTCATGCGTTTAACGGCGAAATCTTTGTGCAGCCGGTCTGGGATACGGAGAGCACGCAACTGTTTCGTACGCGTTTTAAAGCCGTGAGTCCGAAACGGGTGGACACGCCAGGACACGGTATCGGGAACCGTTTTCTGCGGGCCGGTGTGGAGGTTGATCGATATGGCCGTGCCGTTGCGTACCATATCTGTGAGGATGATTTTCCTCGCTCCGGGAGTGGACGATGGGAACGGATCCCGCGTGAACTTCCCACCGGGCGTCCGGCCATGCTGCATATTTTCGAGCCGGTGGAGGACGGGCAGACCCGTGGGGCCAACCAGTTTTACAGCGTCATGGAACGGCTGAAGATGCTCGATTCCCTGCAGGCAACACAGCTTCAGTCGGCCATTGTCAAGGCGATGTATGCAGCGACAATTGAAAGTGAACTGGATACCGAAAAGGCCTTTGAATATATCGCCGGTGCGCCGCAGGGGCAGAAGGATAATCCGCTTATTAATATTCTGGAGAAGTTCTCCAGCTGGTATGACACGAATAACGTGACGCTGGGCGGTGTCAAAATTCCGCACCTTTTCCCTGGTGATGATCTGAAACTACAGACAGCGCAGGATTCAGACAATGGATTTTCTGCGCTTGAACAGGCGCTGCTGCGGTATATCGCCGCCGGTCTTGGCGTTTCCTACGAACAGTTGTCCCGTGATTACTCGAAGGTCAGTTACTCAAGTGCCCGCGCCTCCGCCAATGAGTCGTGGCGCTATTTTATGGGGCGGCGAAAATTTATTGCGTCCCGGCTGGCCACGCAGATGTTTTCCTGCTGGCTGGAAGAGGCACTTCTGCGGGGGATTATCCGTCCGCCACGGGCACGTTTTGATTTTTATCAGGCGCGTTCAGCCTGGTCACGGGCTGAGTGGATTGGTGCCGGAAGAATGGCCATTGACGGGCTCAAGGAGGTTCAGGAATCGGTGATGCGTATTGATTCCGGACTGAGCACGTATGAGAAAGAGCTGGCGCTGATGGGCGAGGATTATCAGGACATTTTCCGCCAGCAGGTCAGGGAATCTGCAGAGCGGGAAAAAGCCGGACTCTCACGTCCGGTGTGGATAGCGCAGGCGTATCAGCAGCAGATAGCGGAGAGTCGCAGGCCGGAAGAGGAGACAACACCACGTGAGACGTAATCTTTCACACATTATTGCAGCAGCATTCAATGAACCGCTGCTTCTGGAGCCCGCCTATGCGCGGGTTTTCTTTTGCGCGCTCGGGCGCGAGATGGGGGCAGCAAGTCTTTCGGTACCGCAACAGCAGGTACAGCTTGATGCTCCCGGGATGCTGGCTGAAACGGACGAGTACATGGCCGGAGGTAAACGACCGGCCCGTGTTTACCGGGTGGTGAACGGTATTGCGGTACTGCCGGTGACCGGCACGCTGGTGCACCGGCTGGGGGGGATGCGGCCATTTTCCGGAATGACTGGCTATGACGGCATTGTCGCCTGTCTTCAGCAGGCAATGGCAGATAGCCAGGTGCGGGGCATACTGCTGGACATTGACAGTCCGGGCGGGCAGGCCGCCGGCGCGTTTGACTGCGCTGACATGATTTACCGCCTCCGGCAGCAGAAGCCGGTCTGGGCACTGTGCAATGACACGGCCTGTTCTGCAGCCATGCTGCTGGCGTCGGCCTGCTCCCGACGGCTGGTTACCCAGACATCCCGTATCGGCTCCATTGGCGTGATGATGAGCCATGTCAGCTATGCCGGTCATCTGGCGCAGGCCGGTGTGGATATCACGCTGATTTATGCCGGGGCGCACAAGGTGGATGGCAATCAGTTTGAAGCGTTGCCGGCAGAGGTTCGCCAGGACATGCAGCAGCGGATTGATGCGGCGCGCCGGATGTTTGCCGAAAAAGTGGCGATGTATACCGGTCTGTCTGTTGATGCCGTCACGGGAACAGAGGCTGCCGTTTTTGAAGGTCAGTCCGGCATTGAGGCCGGGCTGGCGGATGAATTAATCAATGCGTCGGATGCCATCAGTGTGATGGCCACGGCGCTGAACAGTAATGTCAGAGGAGGCACTATGCCGCAATTAACTGCAACGGAAGCCGCCGTGCAGGAGAACCAGCGAGTGATGGGGATCCTGACATGCCAGGAAGCGAAAGGACGTGAACAGCTTGCCACGATGCTGGCAGGGCAACAGGGCATGAGCGTTGAACAGGCCCGGGCGATTCTGGCCGCGGCGGCACCGCAGCAGCCGGTGGCATCCGCACAGAGTGAAGCCGATCGCATTATGGCGTGTGAAGAAGCGAACGGTCGTGAACAACTGGCAGCAACGCTGGCGGCGATGCCGGAGAGGACGGTGGAAAAAGCCCGCCCGATCCTGGCTGCTTCACCGCAGGCGAATGCCGGGCCCTCACTTCGTGATCAGATCATGGCACTGGATGAGGCAAAAGGGGCTGAGGCGCAGGCTGAACAGCTGGCTGCCTGCCCGGGAATGACTGTGGAGAGCGCCCGGGCTGTGCTGGCTGCGGGATCAGGTAAGGCAGAACCGGTCTCTGCATCCACAACCGCCCTGTTTGAACATTTCATGGCGAACCATTCACCGGCTGCGGTCCAGGGGGGCGTGTCACAGGCGTCAGAAGACGGTGATGCGGACGTGAAAATGCTCATGGCCATGCCATGAAGTCAGTGCTGAACATCAATACGAGGTTTTAACAATATGGTGACGAAAACCATCACTGAACAGCGTGCGGAAGTACGTATTTTTGCCGGTAATGATCCGGCTCACACCGCCACAGGCAGCAGCGGGATTTCCTCGGCAACACCGGCACTGACACCCCTGATGCTGGATGGGGCCACCGGGAAACTGGTGGTCTGGGACGGACAGAAAGCCGGTAGTGCGGTTGGCATACTGGTACTGCCGCTTGAAGGCACAGAGGCGGTGCTGACGTATTACAAGTCGGGGACCTTTGCGACGGAGGCAATCCGCTGGCCTGAAAGTGTGGATGAACACAAAAAGGCCAACGCCTTTACCGGCAGTGCCCTGAGTCACGCGGCGCTGCCGTAACACGTTATCAGGCCACCGCGTTGGCCTGACTGATTTCTTAATGAAAGGAACTGATTTATGGGATTGTTTACGACCCGCCAGTTACTCGGTTATGAGACGACAATAACTCAGTCCGCCTGGCGCCGATTATTCTGGCCGGTTTTGTAACCTGAGTGTCATTTACATGATCCAACAGGAAATGGCGTGACGCTCAATACTTCTCAGGTCAGTTACTATATGACTCAGCGTAAGAAAGGTATAACTCAGCATATCTCGGCCATGAAGGCTGGTATCTCAGTCCGTTCTGGTCGTCGGATCGAAAAAGGAGAGTGGGCAAAAAACAGTGTTCGGCACTGGCGCACACGCAAAGATCCTCTGGAAGCTGTGTGGGACAGCATGCTTGTTCCTCTGTTGAAAGAGAGGCCGGCTCTGACACCAACAACTCTGCTGGAGATGCTACAGGATAAATATCCCGGCCAGTACCCCAACAGCCTTCGAAGAACAATGCAACGGCGGGTCCGCGAATGGAAGCTACAGTATGGTGCAGAGCAGGAGGTCATGTTCCGCCAGCGACATCAGCCCGGTCTGCGAGGTCTGTCGGACTTTACTGAACTGAAAGGTGTAGTTGTCACCATCGCCGGTAAGTTGTTGGCGCATAAGTTGTATCACTTCCGTCTGGAATGGAGCCACTGGAGCTGGATGCGGGTTGTGCTGGGTGGTGAGAGCTTCTCTGCTCTGGCTGAAGGTCTGCAGGAAGCCCTCGGACAACTGGGCGGAGTGCCGGTAGAACATAAAACGGACAGCCTGAGGGCAGCATGGAAACAACAGGGCGAAGATGGACGCCGCGAGCTGACTGAGCGTTATGCTGCTCTCTGTCAGCACTACGGAATGCAGGGCGTACACAATAATGCCGGTCGGGGCCACGAAAATGGCTCGGTTGAAAGTGCCCACGGACATCTGAAAAGGCGTATCTGTCAGGCGCTGATACTGCGGGGCAGTAACGACTTCAGCACCATAGAAGAATATCAGGCCTTCATCACTCAGCAGGTTATGCGGCACAACCGTAACAATCAGGATCTGGTCAAGGAAGAACGTCTTCATCTGAAACCGCTGCCGCTTCGTCGCAGTGCTGACTATGATGAGCTGACTGTGAGGGTTAGCCGCAGCAGTACCATCAATGTGAAGCACGTCGTCTACAGCGTACCTTCCCGGCTTGTAGGTCAACTGTTACGGGTCCGGTTATGGGACGATCGTCTGAGCTGTTACGTTGGCAGCAGCGAGGTCATGAGCTGCCCACGTGTCAGACCAGAAAAAGGGAAGACGCGGGCCCGTCGTATCGACTTCCGACATGTGATCGACAGTCTGGCAAAAAAGCCCGGTGCGTTCTGCCATGCAACGCTGAGAAATGACATCCTGCCAGACGATGAATGGCGGAGGCTGTGGCGTCGCTTATGTAATCATCTGGAACCCGACATGGCAGGCAGGCTGATGGTACATGCTCTGAAACTGGCTGCAGGATACGACGATATCTCAGTCGTGGCAAAAGGTATGGAGCAGATGCTGAATACCCCGGGAAACGTGGATCTGCACCGGCTGATGCGCTTCCTGGGTATAAAGGAAAAGGCGTTGCCGGTAGTCAATGTGAAACAGCATAACCTGAGCAGTTATGAGCAACTACTGCGTGGCAAGGGAGGTTCGCAGTGAGCAATATCCATCACCTTGAACGCAGCCTGCGTAAACTACGCCTGACACGAGTTGGAGCTGAATGGCACGCTCTGGAAAAACGAGCACTGGCAGAAGGCTGGACACCATCGCGCTATCTTCTGACGCTATGCAATGAAGAACTCCTGTGGCGCGAGAGTGAAAAACTGCGTCGTTATAAAAAGGAGGCCCGGTTGCCAGTTGCCAAAACGCTAAGCGAATACGACTTCAGTCAGGTGCCGGAACTGAATGGAGCTCAGTTCCGGCAACTCTGTGAAACGACAGACTGGGTTGATGCAGGAGAAAACGTTCTGCTGTTCGGAGCCAGCGGGTTGGGGAAAAGCCATCTGGCGGCAGCGATCGTGGATGGCGTAGTAGGCCAGGGCTACCGGGCCCGGTTCTACAGCGCAGGAGAGTTGTTGCAGGAACTACGTAAAGCCAGAGCGCAGTTGAAACTGAATGAGCTGCTACTGAAACTGGATCGCTACCGGGTGATAGTGGTGGATGATCTTGGCTATGTCAAACGCGACAGCGCCGAAACGGGAGTACTGTTCGAGTTAATAGCGCATCGCTATGAACGTGGGAGCCTGGTGATAACCAGTAACCATCCGTTCAGCATGTGGGGCAGCATCTTCGTGGATGAGACTATGGCGGTGGCGGCGGCAGACCGGCTGATCCATCACGGATATATGTTCGAACTGAAAGGTGAAAGCTACAGGAAAAAGACAGCGAAGGCAGTAACAAGCGCGACTTGATGTCGCACTGAAGGGGGCGGCCAGTATAGTTGGCGCGAGTCGGCAAAACTAGTTGACGTCTAATA